GAGCGATGCGGGCACAATAATGCCGGAGCGTTGGCTGGCCTCGTAAGCCATAAAAGCTAAGTCTTCCATGCCAACGCCCGAGCCTAAGTCACTGGCGCGACGCTTAAAACGCCTTTCCCATGCGACAATGACAGCAAGGTTAGTGGTTACCTCGTAGGCGTCTTCGTTTTGTCGTTGTACTTTTAGCCGTAATTGCATGTCGGGCTACCTTTCGGGTTTGTGGTTTTTAAGATACGTCTACGGTGTAGGTGCCGCCGCGGATAACAATATCCATGGTGGCAAGTTCGCCCATTGAAGCGTTCATAACTGGCAAAGTTTCAAGGTATCCGCCGCTAAGAGTAAAGCCGGGGTTTGTCGCTGAGTAGGTACCGGGTGTTGTTGGCGCAACTGGTGAAACAATGATAGTTGCGATTTGTGTACCCACAAGAGTGCTGAGCGTTGCGTACGACTCGCTCGCTGCGTAGCTCGCATACATTGTTAACGTAAGTTCGTTTGCCTGAAGGCCAGCAGTGTAAACGCGAGCAGTGCCACCAAATGCAGTGGACTCTAAAGCCTCAATGGTTTGGTTAAGTTGCACGCTTGTGCACTGGTCTGACAAGTCAACAGCGCCAAAAAGCACGTTTGGATTTGAGAGATAGGTACTAGTTGCCATGGGGTTTACTCCTCGGGGTTTTCTTCTGCTTCTGTTTTAGCAGATTTTGCGGGCTTAGTGTGTGATTTCTCGACAATGAAACCGCCAGCCAAAAGGTAGGCGACGTCGTGGCCGTCTGGGTTAAAAGGTTCGCCGACGATGCCGACTCTGGGACTGTTTACTACGTACATGTTTTTCCTAACCGGTTTGGGCCTGCATGGCTATGGTCAAGTCGTAGGCCGGGTACTCAGCACCACCAATAATGGCGATGGTTGGGCGGCCGTCCTGCACACCAACTTTAGCGCCAATGACCTTGGCGGCAAGGTTCATAAGTGACCGTTGCGCGTCTAGGTTGTTTGGGCCAAGAGTGATGCAGCGCACGGGGAACAACATTTTTACGATGTTGAAGTTAAACGCCTCGAATGTTGGTGCGTCAATAAATACGCATGGCGGCACGAGGTTGCGCGGGTCGTTAACTACTTGTAGACCGCTAACTGCCGTGAGCGTTGCTACTAGGTCGTCTAGAGCCTCGTTAAAGAGGTCTGTAAAGGTCACTGGCATGCGCTAGGCCACTTGCGGTCTGTCAATGCCAAGCAGTTGTTTAATCATGCCAGACAAGCCCGTAACGCTTACTGCGCCACCGTCTCCAAAACTAGCGAACTGGTCAATACTTCCCCGATTTCGGTAATACGCACCCCCCAGCATAATTGTGCCAAGCGTGATATCGCCGCTGGGGCTAGTGCTCGGGTTATCTATGTAACCAGCCTCTTGCCTGCGACGAAATGCAAACGCGTTACAAGCTGACGCGCACTGAGTCAAGAATGTGGTATCGGCAGCCGTGGCGGTTCCGATGCCTAACCAGTCTTCAATTTGCGCAGCGGTGACCCAAGTGCATGTAGGCGCATACGTAAGCGTGCCGGTTGCTGGGCCGCGCTCAACGTCTGCCGCCGTCAATGAAAACAAGACTTGGTTTGGTATCGGCAAGTCGTAGTTAAAAAGCAGGTCGCCGTACTCGTCTACGCCCAAATAATAGAACTGCGGGCATGCGTACACAGTGCGCGTGCCGTTGAATGTTGCGTCAACGGCCGCCACTGTGATGCTGTCGCCGGGCTGTACCAGCGCGTTAGTGAGCAGTTGCAAAACGCCGTAGTTATCAACGATTTGCTTGTGCGTGATTGAGTAGACCGCCATGGCGGATAACCGCCTTTCGGGTTATGCGTTTACGAGTTTGACGAACTTGGTTGCGTCTGCCATGAAGACAGCTGCGTAACCGCGGAACGCAATAGTGCGGCCAAGCGTGCTTGGTACGTCTACTGAAATTGCGCCTTTCATCTGCTCGTAGAACTCGAAGCCAGCGGCAGCGCCAGCGGCGTGACCAACTACACCAGAAAGTGTGCCGGTTGAAGTTCCGCCAGCCATGTTTTTGTCAACTACAAGCGACAAGCCCAATGGGTTGCCGTTCCATGAAGTTGCAGACTGTGTACCAGCTGCGTTTTGACCAACAAGGCTAGGTGCGCCAACAAATGGAAACACTGGACGGTCTTGGTTGTCCACGGCCATACCCAATTTTGCCCAAGTTACTGGCGAGACAACATAGTGCGTTGGCAAGTAGTTACTTGTGTTTGAGATTTGGTAAGCCGCACCGTAGATAGCCTCGACAATGTTTTGCCCCGAGAAACTGCTAAGCGTTTCGGTTTGTGTGGTTTGTGCTACCAACTGGTCTACTGCGTAGTTGTCGGTTGCTTGGCCGTAGGCGATTGCCAACTGCTCAAGAATGATGTTGATTGAAGCGGGGTCTGTCCAGTCAAGGTCTTGTTCTGACACGGTGACGTAAGTTCCAAAAGTAAGTTTGCTTACGTCATTGTTTGAAATAACAACGGTTGATGAGTCGAGCGCGTTGAGTTGGCCAGTTGGCTGTTCTGTTACTACTGGTCGTGTCGTAATTTTTGGACGGCGAAATGTTGCGCCAGCGGTGGGCATCGCTTTTGTCCCGATAGCTGAGACGAAAGGCCTCACCGGATTTAGCGAATCATACGTGCTGCCCGTAATAATTTCTGGGAGGATACCGGGTGTGTCAGCGGTGGTGATGTTTGGCGCAGCTGCGTGAATGCGTGCATTCATCTCAGCGAAAACGCTGCCACCTGCGTGCATTGCTGCAATGTATTCGCTAGGTGCTGGCAACTTAAATTGTGGTTTAGCAGTTGCCCACAAAGGAGCTGTAGGTGTTGATGCCTCTACTACTGGTGCTTGGTTTTCCGACACGGTTAACTCCTCTGGGGTTTCTGTGGTTTCTTTTTCGGTTTCGTTCTCGTCGGTGTCGGGTTCCGTCTCTGGTAATCCTATATCAGACTGTGCAGCAATTTGGTGGATTTTCGCATCGGCGAATGCTCCTTCAGACACCATTGACAATTCCGACCACAAAGCGGCGGTAACGTGCATAACGCCTTCTACCATTGTCCACTCTGTCGGGGTGGCGCCGACGCTCACGGAGTCAAGCACGCCGTCTTGGGCAAGTGTTAATGCTTCATCGCCAGCGTTAGTGGCTGAGATACGCGCGGCGAACATTACGCCTTCAGGTGTTTCTACGCGCTCGGTCACAATGCCAATGGGCTTTGTCGAGTCGTGGTACTGCATAAGTTTTGGCGCGGGGCCGTCAACTGGCAAACTGCCCGGCAAAAAAAGTACTTCTTGCCCGGTACTGGTACGTGCGGCCACGTTATATGGGGCGGCTAAACCGTAAATTGTGCGCTTAGGTGTTGCGCCTTTTGCGGCCTCAACAGTAAAAGAGCTGGGGGTAAACCTAATCATTTCTAACCTCGCTTGGGTAATCCATTGGGTTTTGGTTTGCGGTTGGCATTGAGATTTCTTCTTCTACGTCTATTTCGCCCATATAGGACTCTGACAAATAAGACTCAACGTCAAACTTAACGTAAGTGCCGTGGGGCAATACGTTGTCACTAGACAATGTTTCGCTTATGCAGTCAATAAAAGCCTTGGCGCCAAATAGGTAAAGGTCGGCGCGTGCGCCTTGACTGGTGGTGTATTGGTAACTGCCTTGGTCAATTCCAGCAAGGTAGTTGGGGATATTGGCGGCCCGGCAGAGTTCACGACTCTGGAAGTCGCGAGACTCTACCAACATCATTTTGTCTGGTGTTGCGGTAGTGGCCTCGTATGTTAACGACTCCGAAAGTGCCGCTGTCTGGTTTGTCATTCTGGCCGCGTTAAAAAGTGAAGCCAAGTCGGCAAGTTCTTGGCCGCTTAAAGGCTCCCCCGAGATTTGCCGAAGCACACCGGCCGGTATGGCGCTTTCGGCATTGCGTCGTGCGCTTTCGGTTAGGCGAAGCGCGGTTTGTATTGCATCGTTTGACGTGTAAAGCAAACCTTGGATTGGTGAAAGAAACTGCACTAAGTTTTCGGACTCAATAGGCAGACCAGAAAAATAAACTTGTTTAGACGGGCCAAACCATACTGGTCCGGCTTGGTCTTGGGTGGTGACCATTGCAGCTGGTAGGCGCTCAAATGAAGCGGGGTAACCGTCGGCAGTTCTAGATTTTACATAAAGAAACGCTCTTCCATAGAAGAAAAGGTCATCAAATAACCAACTTAGACAAAAGTTATTTGGCACGTCGGGGTCTAGTCGAGCAAGCCAAGCACGGGGGGCAAGTGGGACGGGTTCCATTTCTTCGCCGTTCCAAATGTCACGAAACATCTCAAGTTTTAGACAACCAACAACGCTGGCCATAAGGTCACGAGCGCGTGAGATAGTCGGAACGCTCATAGCAATTTGGCGCATTTCGCCATTGGTGTAAGCGTAGAAATTGTTTATTTGGGTGGCGCCAGAGTTTCCGCCGTAGCCATAACCAACGGCAGCTTTAACTTCGGGGTCAACTGACGTGCCGAGTGCAGCAACTTTGTTACGTCCAAATAAAGCCATGTGGATATCTTGCCATTTCCTATGTGGGTAAATGTGGATAACCGACCAAATCCCGACGAAATGGCCGGCTGTCCACAAGTCAGTGTACTACCTGCTGATAACAAGTAAAGGTTTGCCGGCAGAACTTGGGCGCGACTCTAAAGCGGCGGCCCATACCATGCACCGGGCTAACTCAATAGGCCCCGGACTGCGAGTACTGCTGAGAGCCACGGAACCTTGGTGCTTAATCATTGTCGCTCGCTCGACGTGTTCGGCAAGTAGTTTTTCGCCAGTCTGGCCTATGCGGTTTTCTACGATTAGTGACCGGACGGCGAGAGTCCATTTTAGCAACTCACGGTAGCCAACAATAGTGCGCCGGCGCTCATGCTTGGGCGGGCAGTGAGTTTCCAAGACTGGCGTTATGGCGATACGCAGCTGGGGCGCGCGTTCTACTTCGCGCTCAACACATGCCCACATTTCGGCCATGTTGTCTACGTCAAATGCTGTAGTTATTACGGTTTTATTTTCTACGCGCACGGCGCGCACGCCAACATACCGTGCCTCGTCAATGGACTGCTCAATAGCAAGTACCCCGCCGGCTGGGACTTCGCCAGTAAATAGGCAGGCTTCCCAGAGGCCGTTTTCTAACCAGCCCGAGTGGCTGCTAGTCCAAGTGTTGACCGACCCGCGTAGAAACGCGTTGCGGTTTGGTGCCTTGGCTTCGGCCTCAATTACTGACATGTCGAGCGTGTAACCAAGCGCGGGGTTTGCGTACTTCCAAGCCTCGGGCGTCATCGGGTCTATGTTGCTCGGGGGGCTGAACTCAGCGAAGTAGAGCGGGCCGTGGTCGCCAGCGTCTT